GCTTGTTTACTCCAAGTGTATGAACGTCCAGCAAAAAGGATGTGACCGTTTGTGCTTGTAGGAGCTGAACCGTCATAGGTTACTCGAACGTCTGCTAGTTGCACATCTAGTACAATGTATCGAGTCAAGCTATTAAACGCAGTTCCGAACTGCACAGCAGCATCTGATACCGCAAGGGTTTGGTCCGACACTCCAGCGGTCGGCTTTGGATATAAGTTGGTTACGTATGAGTTTGCCATAGGACTATTTTACTTTGTATGTCAACGGCTTTGGCGATTGACGTAAGTTGAGAATTTTCTATTGATTGAATTGTTATTGGATTTAATATCTATTTTAAATAATTCCTTTTCTAGCATTTTTTCAGCTGTTTGTTCCGCTATCAATGCTTTCTCCGTTTGTCCATCCCCTGTGTAAAAATCGGCAAGCACGGAGTAAATTATGTAATCAAAAAACTCAGCCGGTACATCCGTACTAGTTTCAGTAAACGCTGAACTATATTTCTTTTTGTAAGTAGCGTATAAATTATTAGAATACTCAGTTAGTCCACTACCTTCGTTTGAGTGCGTAATCACATTTGCACTACCGTCTATAACATTAGCACCTTGGCTATCTATGAAAAAATCGTACTCCAAAGCAGAATTTTTAATTGTAGACTTCTGCTTGTGTACCCTAATAAATTCACCCACGTTGCCAAGTCCGGTCTGAGAGTATGGAATAACGAGAGCTTCCTCAATGGATATATTAACGGAGTTTGCGTCTGCGGTACCGTCCACCCAGCTAGAGACATCCCAAGGGTTTTCTTCTCCTAAAGTTACAATGCTGTAACTTTGTGCAATAACTCCGCTGATTGCCGATACGAAAGCACTTCCGTCGGTGTTGGCTTGAAAAGTGGGTGCACTAGCTAAAGTCCAAAGCCAAGTATTGCCCGCGTATTTCCTAATTAAGTACCTAGAGGGAGAAGTGTTCGTAACGTATATATTGCTTTGCAATCCGGACGAAACTTGACCACCCGCATTTCCGCCTCCTTGCGATTGAACGGCGTATATTCTATAGGGTTGATTGGGTACTCCGCTATCTACACTAACATTATCAACGGTTAAAGCCGCTACTCTTCGAAGCTCGGAAGGAACTAAGTACCTAGGCCAAGAAGGAGATGCGTCATAAGCTCTTTGTGCGGCTCTATTCATAGATTGCTCAAAGAAAAAATTATCCATCTCTGTCATACTCTCCAAGCCGGCTATAGCTTGGAAAGATTTTCTGACATTAATAAATGTAGCGTCCGATGGCATATTTTATTACTGAACGTTGTTGTCCAACATTGTTTCAGTTGCATTCAAAGGAGAACCACCGGCTTGTACGTTGTGACGGCGGAACTGAGTTTGAGGTCTGTACTGCAATATGTCGTGACGGAACTGACGGCTTTGATTCCGAACGATGTCAATTTCTTGACGTAGTATCATTTCGGCGTTTTGATCTTCTACTTGAGCTTTTTGTGTTTGACCGTCTCCACGTAAGAAGTCAGCGTAAGCACCGAATGCCATATATTCAAAGAATCTAAACGGAATGTTGGATGTATCCCCGCCTTCGTTACCGAACAATCCAGTACTTCCGGATCCGTCCTTGACTACATCCTCTACATCCTTGCGGTACGTAACGAAAGCGTTAACGCTATTTAGAACAGTAGGGCTTAAAATTTTAATTGCAACGTCACCCGCGTGTGGGTTACCGCTGTCAGCAATCATACTGATGTAAGTGTATTCTTCCGGGTATAAAGTTTCACTAGGATTAGCTTTGTGAACGCGGAAAATAGTATCAGCGTTATTGGCTAAATCCTTGTTACTTCCGTAAGTAATTATTTGATTGTCGTCCGATGTAGCGATAGCTACTTGCTCGCCTACAATCGTGAACTCATACCACGGATAACGTTGATATGCTGTTCTGAATCGACGATTGATTGCTTGTCTGAAAAAGGCTTCATCGGTTGTTTCCAACGATTGCAAGCCCGCTATTGATTTAAATCTTTCTTTAAGATTTGTATATGTGTCTGTTGGATACGTTGCCATTGTTATATTTTATTAGGGGTAAGTTCTGGGAATTTTTTCTGGTAGTACTTCAAGAACTCTTTTGAATGTACTTCTTTGTGACCGTACTTGTTAGTAAGTCTAAAAAAATCACGCGCGGGCATAGTAGCTATTGGACGGCCCAAAGATGGGTGACAAGCGCCCTTCATTTCGTGCGCTTCCTTTTTAGCTACAGCTACTCGTTCGTGCTCGGTTTCTTTTTCTAATTGAAAACCACTCTTGATTTCAGCCAAGAAGGCTGCGTCTATTTCACCGTCGGTAAAACTTCTGGGTATGTCCGTAATAATATCAACCATAAGTAATTTTAAGTTAAAAAAAGGCGGGGGGCTTTCGCCCCCGACCAAATTTAAGTGTTAAGCTTGTGAGAAGCGCATTGGGTCGAATACACGAACTCCAATAATAACTTCACCAGCTGTTAAGTTAGCTACTGTTCCACCGAAATCGTAGATAAGATTCGTAGCAGCGGCACCACCAGAGCCAGCAACTGGAGAAGCTCCAGCTGCGACAGTAGTGTTTCCATCAGCTTGAATGAAATCTGTTCCAGTGTTGTAAGCAGTTGCACCAGCATTAGCGTCGATGTCGAAGCTGTCGATGAGACTATCATCGTTAGTTCCGGTTCCAACTTCTAGTGTAATGTCAGTGGCTCCAACAAGAGCTACTGATTCAACAGCGAAAGCAACATCGACAGCGCCACCAGCCGGGATTTGTCCCCAGACTGTTCTAGCTCCGGCGGAGTTGACGATATCTTGTGCTGTAAGTACTAAAACGTGAGTAAAATCTCCGTTAGCTTCATTAATAGTTAATTTTGACATATAATTGTTTCTCCTTGTTTAATGATTAAGTAACGATTTGACCGTGTGCACGTGGGTGATAAACACCTAATGTAAGAGCACAATCAACGAAACCACGCTCACCACCACCTAAGTTAGGTAGACGGGTTGAGCCCATTGGAATTAACTCGTGAACACCGTAGTATTCTGGGTTAACTAATAAACCATCTTGGTTATTTCCAGTGTCACCGTTAGTAACTGAAGGAGCACAAGCTGGGTTCATATTAACAACAGAAACGATACCGTGATCTGATTGATACAATTCAACGGATAGTTTGATTGTTGAGCTGTTACCGTCGTAATTGACTGAACGAACACCGGCGTTAGCACCGCCATCTACACCAAAACGAGCAAAATCAGAGATTTGAGTACGTAGGCTAGTGTCTGCGATAAGCATTAAATCATCAACTGTACCGGTTTCGCGGAAGATTGAAGAGATTTGGCTGTTTAATTCAGTTTCGGTATAAGCGGAACCAAGTATTGAGTTATTACCATCTGGAGTTCTGTAATCAGCTGGGATGTCAGTTGGAGCCGCTGGAATTAATCCACCGTTTCCAGCACCTAGCCATCTGCTTAAGCCACGAAGAGCGTTAGGAGTTCCGGCACCATTTTCTGTAGTAGAATCTTGGCGGCCAGAGATAGCACCTTCAATATCGCGTTTTAGTTCACGAATTGATTTAGCTTCTGCTTGAGCGATTTTAGCTGGTCCGACTGAATCAACAGCGTCTTGCATATCAGACACCATATAGTCCCGGCGGAATTTTTGTACACGGTTACCTAGTTTTGCACGTCCGGCGAATTTGTCAGTGAAAGCAGTAACATCAGCACCTTCTGAGATTCCAGAAATGCTTACGTCCGCTAGTTTGTCCACTGTCCATTCTACGAATGTAGCTGAGGCTTTCTGCTTAGAAGCAGATGAAAGGATCGGAGTTTCTTCGGGAGCAAGAATTGACAAAACATCAGTCAAGTCTTCTCTGTTAGAAACAGCAGACCCTTGATTAGTTGTATCGAATGTATTAGAAAATGACATTGTATATATTAATAAGGATTATTTGTTTTTTAATTGAAGGGTTCTGAGAGCTATGAAATCACTCTTGTTGCCAGACTGTCTAAATTGTTGATTAAAGTTTTTTAATTCCTTAACCGTTTTTCCCACAGATTTTTCAGATGCAGATGATGCAGTTGCCCCAGTCCTAGTAGGTTTTAAAGTTGGTGAACCAACCCCTCCCTTTATTTCAGTTCTGGTAAACATACTGTTAGCAGCGTGCGCCATTAAGTAATTTAATTGCGCTTGCACTTCCGGTGAAGCCGATTTCCTTAATTCAATAAAGCGATCGTCTCCAATAATTGACTCGTATTGTTTGCGTACGTCGTTGTCGTTCCCCTTTAACCAATTTAACTCCTGTTCAGCTTTTGTTTGAAAAGCGTTCTCAAGTTGTTTTCCTTGTTTTATTAAATTAAGGGTTTTTAATTGAGCCGGTAAAAACTTATCCCTAGCTTTGCGCGCGTTGAGTAAACTCTGGCGAACGTCAGCTTTGGTTAAGGATTTTCCCTCAACTTCCGTAACAATATCTTCCGGTCCGTATCCGTCTGCATTAAACAATGTATCCTCCGCCCATTCTATGACATTCTGGACTTCATTCGCCTTTTCCTGTAAACCTTCTATATCTTGTATAGTATCGTACGGATTATTGGTTACTTCTTGAGTCCCTTCTAATGGATTGTTGTTTTTAAGTTCAGCCTCTAGCTGTTGTAGTTTTTCCTCAGCGGCTTTTCTTTTTGCCGTAAGTTCACCAAAACGAGCTACTGCTCTACTTCCTAGCTTTTCGGATAGTTCACGAAGGTCGTCTTCGGACATATCATCTAGATCTAACTGTGAAAGAACATCTTCAGAATCTTCCGATCCTTCCGGTTGTTCAGCTGGAACTTCTGAATTGGTTTCCGCTAGGTTGCTCTCAACTTTAGTTTCTTCCACCTCTTCTGTTCCGGCTTCAATATTTGGGTTAACTGCTTGAGTTTCCTCATTTTGTTTTCCCAAGCGACGATTTACAAAATCCGCCGCTGACATATTTGACTGTAGCGCTGTTGTTTCTGTTGTGGGTTCAGCGTCCCCCACTGTGATTTCTTCTGACATAATGTTTCCGCTTGTTAACGCCGAGCGTAGGCGATGGTTATATTATAACTTATGTATCAAGTTAAATTCTTTCAGAAAATTTATTTCTTAAATTTCTCCAATCGCACATTTGTAGTATTTGATCGTAAGTTAATATACGACCCGATACTTGCTGAATTGTTTCGTTATTTGCGTTGTGCAAATCTTCTATAGTCTCCTCGCGGAGATCGCTGATAACTTGTAAAAAACGAGCGAAACTCTCGTGGTTACTTAATGTTTTAAGATCATCTTCTAGTGTCATAAATTATTCAGCGTATTTGAGTAAAGCATCACGAAGTTTTTCCATTCTCGGTGCTATACCCTTGTATTGTTTATTTTCTTTAGCCCTTCTATAACCGTCGTGGTCTAAAAATTCTTTAGCAGCTTTTTTGTATTCACCCCTATTTATTAAATCCATAGTCTTAGGGCTGCCCGTAATACCTCCTCTGTAGGCGGATTGTAATAAAGCATCCCTAAGCTCGAAGGGCATATCCTTAAATCCCGGAATTAAATCCGATACTACTTTTAATTTTTTAGTAATGTCCTCTACTAAGAATTGATCCGCATCCTCTTCTGTTATTACAGTTCCGGGTGGTATTCCGTACCTGCCGTACCCAGCAGTTCCTGTAGTCTCGTGATCGAATATAATCCTAGATGTTAAGATCGGGCCTTTAGTATAAGGATCCCTTTCGTGCAATTTAATAGTCGGTGCGTACTGATTGGGTTCAAACGGATTTATTCCTTGAGAACCCATCATTTTATCTTCAGTCGAAGGATTGGACTTCGGCTCAGTATTAGCAGAAGTCGCTCCCAGCACTATACTTTCTAGTAAATTCAATCTAGTACCCCCCTTGGTCCATTGATTGCGTTTGAACATTTCCCATTTGGGCTGGGTTCGTTCCAATCTTACCAATCTCGGCGTTTTGCATTTGCTGCATTTGGAAGGTGTACTGCCCCATATATTTTTCCATTCTAGCTGCGAAGGATTCATCGGACTGCAACCTAGCAGTAATATCTGGCTGAGCAGTATACTGCTGGATAATTTGCATAGCAATTTGAGCACCGTTAGGACGCGCTGGCATTTCAATACCGGCGAATATTTTAGATAAGTCATCAGTTACTTGATTTACAATTTGTTCCTGTGCGGCTTCCGCGGGCTGAAGAACGCTATCGGCAATAACCGGATCGACAGCAAAAGCAGCTGCGTCAAGCAAAGCATTGATATCAATACGACCATTACGATCAAGTTGAGTGAGGGAAACCATTTGTTCAAGTTTTTTCTGTTGAGTTTCGGGATCATTACTTAGAACGTCGTAATTTACGGTAATGTCGTAGTTTTCATCCGGGTCGCCCTTGTTGAATTTTTGCGCATCGGGAGAACCAGTAACTCTAAAAAACATTGAATCCGGTCCAAATCTTTGGAAACACCTGTAGCACATTTTTAGAACTTCAGCGTTGTGTTGTAAAAATTTATCCACTAAAAATTGCTTACGAACTTGAGATATTTGACTTGTTTCGTCCAATCCACACAATCTGTCCGCTTGCTGTTCCATAGTTTGTTCTATCTCTATAGAACCAGTAGGGGGCGGAGGAGTAGGTGCAAAATCCAGATCTCCTTTACGTCTGTAAGGTATCATTCTTCCCGGTCCCCAATCTGTTGGTGCTTGACCAACTGGGTGCAAAATCGGAGGTAGTGTAGCTAGGCTGTTTCGATCTATGCGTGAGTCCCGCTCAACCTTTACTTGATTCTGAATCCCGCGAAGAATGTCCGGGATAGTTTGAGTGTCGTACAACCTTTTGCTATCTTCGGAAAGTTTAGTTACTACAATTGGGTAATCTTCGTAGCCATTTAATAGCTCGAACTTAGCGTACCCCGGGGCTTCATCATTGCCATCGAACTCCTTGTGAAAAACTGTGCAGTAAATGCCCTCTGAACCATCTTCTTTGTCTATTAACCTTTGATACGCGTAAACAATCTCAATCAATTCGTTAGCTTCGTAAGCGCTGTCCGACATTGAATTACTCCTGCGGCCTTCTTGCTCGCGCTCTATTGAGTTTACATTTACGCCCCTGTACTTTTCTATAACGTAATCTACGAAGTCTTCATCCCAGTTGTCCGTAGAAACCTTGTTCTGCAACTCTTGAGGGGTGTAATAAGTCTTCCAGAAGCAATAAGGAGCGCGCTGTGGATCCGTTACGTACGGAGGAAAGAAAAAATCACCATCGGGCGCAAGTGTCTTAACGTCGGGTGCGTTTATTTGACGGCGTACTATGGGTAACTCCGCTTCTCCTTTTTTAGCTAATGACTTAATAGCTTTCTTAGCTCTCTTTTCGCTAATGCCCGGAAAAGTTGTCATTAATAAAGTTACTACATCATAATCGTTAGTTCCTTCTATAATAANNTTAGCAACTTCTGGTGCTATTTGAGCTATTTGATCCAGATCTAATTTTTGCAAATAGGATCTGTCCTCCCTGTTCCAACCTACGTATGAAATTAATATACCCCGCTCTAATAAGTAATTAGCACCTAGTTCCATTTCTTTCTTTAAACGCGGTATATACCCGGATGTTGACATCCATTTTAAAAAACTGGATACAATTTTAGACCGGGGAGCGTCGCTGGATTCAACCGGAAAGGCCTTAATGTTTGCCCTATTAAGGCTGGACATAAACAAAGAAACTAAACGAGTAATCCTTTCATCAATCGTATGGGCCTCCATATCAGCAGCGCCCTCCCAAGGGAAAGCATCCGCACCGTGCTTCCTGTGATCCCGGCTTTTGCCAGCCCACCAGTTTCGGCGATCATCGTAACTTGTTCTGCATAAATCAAAGTAGGACTCTAATTCTACAACCGTTTGGTCGTATGCATAACGTAATGTTCTGACGCTTGGTTCTTTACCCTTGTAAGTTAAATCTTGTGAAATTTCGGCGCTTTCCATAGTTTGTATTTATAATACCACACGTATCAACTGCGTTTATTTGTTTTTACCCAGTTGTATTTAGTTTGAGGACCGCTGTTATCCGCCTCTACGTAAATGACCTTTCCGGGAGTTAACATATTCCGCATCCTAACGGGTATTTTTACCGGAACCTTCTTCGTTATGTCCTTTATGTACACAATAACAAAGTTCGGATTCGGGGGTTGATTTACAATCGGACCTCTGTAAAGAACCGGCATAGAAATAAATTCTTCCAGAACTCGCTGACCGCATTCGTTAATCCAAGTGTTCTTACCCTTTCCGGTAACCATTTCTTCCTCTAGTTCTTTGAAAACTAGTTCTAGGCTTTCCTCAAAAGGAATACCGTATTCTTCTGATATTTGAGTTAATTTTTTCTTAGGCATTAGTAACCTCCTTTGCTTCTGTTAATTGTTTGGAAATCTCTTGACTGTATGTGATCCGGACCTTCGCCAGCATTTGCCATACGTAAGTACCGGATAACGTCAAAAAAATCCTTTAGGGATTCATCATTTTTTCCTTTAGAATTATAATTAATTAAGGAATCAATTAAGTTCCCGCAATCTTTGTGGACGTAGCACAGGGGTTTATTAGCTGCGTCTATGTCTACATTCGGGTTGTAACTGAACCACTCGTCCAGAGCGGATATACCTATCTCTTCCATACGACCATCACTGGGTATAAAATTCATACCAAAATCATAGAAGGAAGTAAATAAATCATCATTGTTCTCGTTCTCTCTAGCAAAATACCGAGAGTCCCCAATTCTTTCCACTACTTCTATGTTTAATTCGTCCTCTATCTCTTTAAATAACTCCACGTAAGTTTCGACGTTTAATCCTATCTTTTTAGAGGCGGGTCCGTATTTCCATTTGGGGTCTCCAAAGATAGCCCACTCTCCATATGTATCACGGTCTGGCCACTCTCTCCGGATAAAGACCTCATTGTCAGCATTAACTCCAGCCCAAATTGAGACATAATTTCTGGCTCCGGCTGGATCGACCACTTGATAACAACTATATTGGGACTTGATAGATATATCCGGAAAGGATAAGTTGTTTTTATTAGGTTCTTCCGATAGTACATTTACTTCTGTATTAAATAAAGGTAGCAATGAAGTCATTGACTTCACCGGAACCCCATAAGCGCGGACCAGTATCTCATCCTTGGGACGGTTCTTTAAGTCCTTTGCTATTCTATCATAACCACCAAATGGGTTCTCGTCGGAGTGGAGGTACACTATACTAGCATCCCTACTGGGACTGTATTGCTCTATAGGCACTTGCTCGTCGTTTAACAACTTGGCGCTCCTTGTTCCTATAGTCTCAGCACCCTTTAGGTACTCTGATATAAACGGAGTGTAACCGTCGATAGGAGTGAATCCAATAACTAGCTTAGAGTTCCTAGTTGCTAGACGGAATCTTAGCGTGTTAACTAACCCAGCGTCCCCCAAGTACTCATCCAACCACGCTCCTATGTTTATGTTGTCCGGCTTCTTGAACCCGAACTCAAAACCTTCTAGGATGGTTTGGTTGTTACTGAACTGCGTATAAGTCTTGAAATCTACACGCGTTCTAGTATCGGGGAAAATAAAAGACTGCCCAGTGAACCCGTTCTGCATAGAGAAGTTAATGTACCCTTCGTTACTTTTAGTCTTTCTCTTGAACTCTTTAGGCATCATCTCCCAAATCGCGGATTGCTGAATCTTTATACTAGTGTCCGCATTTTGACTGAAGCACACTATATGACCGTCTTCGTTGGACGTTACCGCTTCCATTACCATCTTGGCACAACCCGTCGTTTTGCCACTTCTATTACCACCTAGCACCAAGCACTCGTTGTAATTATTTAAACCGTTCTGCATACGATCCCAACCGGATAAATTAAACCCGTACCTTACGGGATCCTCTTCAGCTGCCCGTATTCTACCCTCGTGCGCTTCGTACAACCCTTTTAATAACTGAGGGTCTTGATCGCCTAAAAGAACTATCTCCTCGTCGGTAGGGGGTTCCAAAAACGGATGCGGGGTAAATTTAAGTTCCATTAATTAACACCTTTACCCTCTTCTTCATCCTCGTCTACACTAGGATCCTCCCACCATATCTCTATCCGATCGGCTTCCATATCCAGCCGAGTCTCCGCTACTAGCATTCTGCCAACGCGGTGATTCGTGTAGTCATAGAACAACTCCCCGTCGTCGTCCATTACTATAAACATATAGTTACTGAAGTGCTCGCCTAGGTTGCCCCGGACTCTGTCGAATAAATCATCGTAGTCTTTAGTTATCATCTAATTCTATTACTTCTCCTTTGATTTTTTTTAAGCGTTCCTTTGCGGCCTTGAGGGTGTCCTCGTAATCCTCTTGCGTTATAATCTGCCTGTCCTCCGTAATAGAACTAGCCTCGCCCCGAGTCGTCATAGTCTCCCGGAAGGCATTCGCTTTCGCTATGCTCAACTCCTTTAAATCGCGGAAACTAACCTCCATATCCGGGTCTGTATCCATCCGGTCCCGGACTTTCTCTACTAAATCTTCCTCCAAAGAAGTGAGCTGCATATAGTTCCTTGCGGATAACTTCCCCGCAACTTCGCGCAGTTTACCCAAATGATCAGCGTAGTCAACCAATATTTGTATAACAGTGCTTCTGCTCATCTTGTACTTCTTTACTATATGCGTTTGACTCTTGCCAATGCTGTACAAATACAGTATCTTTGCTACTTTCTCCGGCTTGTACCGGCTTAGACTCTTTATTTTGCCGATTTCCTTATCTTTTGATATATCCTCGATGGCGGACAGTATATGCGCGTCCAATTTCTCTTTAGTATCGTCAGTTTCTGCCATAAGGGCATATATGGACTACTTCACAAATGTTGTCAACTAAAAAGCATTGAGTTCTGTATTTTTTTGTGGGGCATTATATGAATCGGGATTTTGCCG